TGTCAAGAACGACCGATTGCGCCATCAGGACATAACCCACGTTGGCGACGTTAGTGCCAACGGTGGTGCCAGTGGTGGCAGGAATAGTGCCCGCCCGAATAGGGCCGGAAAACGTAGAAGTAGCCATAACGACCTCACATGCGAACTAGACGCTACTGTCTGCATGTCGTCAGGCCGGGACCTGTCAGTAGCGCCGGATAACCCCGGAATAAGCCCAATATACAGTAAGAACACCAAAAGAAAAAGGGGCCAAACGGCCCCTTTTTCCAGGCAAATGTACCTTAGGCCCCGGGGGAACCAAAGATACCGCGAGGATCGCTGAAGCCGAAGCTGTAGCGCTCACGAGCCTTGTAGCGGACGTTGCCGGTGTCGAAGTCCCCCTCGAAACCAGTCTTGATCGCCACACGGGTGAAGCCCTTCATGCCGTTGGGGGCGTCGGTCTTGATGAACCAAGCGTCCGGATCGGTCAGGAAGTGGTTGACCACGTAGCCCTGTGGAACCATGCCCATGTTGCGAACGGCATTGATGTCGTTGTCCGCGGTGCCGACACGAAGCGTGGACTTCATGATGCGGTCAGCGGTGAACATCAGTTCCTTCGGGATGATGAGCTTGAGGCCCTGAACAGCGATCTTCAGGCCGCGCTCGTCGGTGAACGCAGCGATGTCGATCAGTGCCTGCTCCAGCGAGGTCTCAGAGAGATCCGCCGAAACAGACAGTTCATTGCGCAGGTCAGCGCCAGTCAGGGTGGGGTGGTCGGTAGCGCAAAGGGGCTTACCGTCGCCGCCCAGCGAGGTGTCGAAGGCACCATTCAGAACGGCCGCGGCCTTGATCTGCTTGGTTTGAGCCATCGAACGGGCCAGGGCCTTGGTGTAGCGGGCCGACAGACGGTCGTAGAGGTTGTCCTCCACGGCTTCTTCGGTCAGCGAGAACGCCAGGGCGATGGTCTCGTGGGTGTAGCGAGCGGTGTAGACCTCTTGGGCCTGATCATAAGCGACGCCAGAACCTTCGCTCTTGACCGGGGCCTCAGCAAAGCCCGACTCCATCACTTCTTCCTCGAACGCGCGGTCCGAAGTTTCCATGGTGTAGATCTGCTCGTGCTCGTTTTCGTAGTTCTTGTACTCCAGACCGAACAGAGCGTTCAGACCGGGCTCAAGTTCCTTGACCAGTTGTGCGCGGGAAATTGCCATGTCTTAGCTCCTTTACTGACCAGCAACACCGGCACTGCCGTACAGGTGCTCGTTGATCTTGACGACAACCACGGTGTAGTTTTCAGCGAGGCTGTTACCGGGGACATCCCACTTACCGACCAGCTTCAGATTCAGGGCGGCGGTGGTGGCGATGGTGGACGAATCCAGGGTCATGTTGGACATGCCGTTGGTGGTGCTACCAGTGGTGGAAGCAGTCACGTCAGCATTCTTACCGAAGTCGCCCTGAATGACGTCCTCATCAGCTTGAATGATGAACAGCTGAGACGGATCATCGATCACGTCGGCCTGGATAGTGCCCGAGGTGATATTGACAGAACCAGGGTAGTAGTTCTTCCAAGTCGGCTTGCCACTCGACGGATCGATGTAGTTGCAGCCGTTGAACACACCAACAGCGGCGGTGTGCGTAGCGGGGTCAAACTTCAGAATGTAGCCGTCCTTCAGGGTAACGAGGTCACCTTGAAAAATGGCTCCAGCCTGCGTGTCAGCGATCTGATAACCGAACTGCTTTTGGGAGCCGGTAGCAGACAGATTGCCGAGGGGACGCAGACCAAAGGGCTTGTTTGCGTTTGCCATTTGATGGTTCCTTCAATAAAAGTCGGATTAGCCGCCCTTTGAACCGCCGAACGACACGCGCGATTTACGCGACGGCCGATCGATGACCATACTCGAATGAGCATTGGCCTTCATCAGTTCATTGTCAGCAGCCTGAAGTTGGTCGTTAGCACGATCTCGGTAATGCGCATTACGCTCCTCAACCGTCTCCAAAGGAATGCGTGCAAGCACGAGGCCGCCCACGCTGATCACGCCAGCATGTCGTCCATCCTCAACCGTCGGCACGTGGTAATCAGGGTACTCGTCCCCACGAACAAGCTCATACCCCTCGCGGAGTTTTCCAGAGATGTTCGTACGGTCGTCCATGTTACCTGCCTGTGCCCGAATCCAACGGTGCTTGTATCCAGGAGGAGCCGGAGGAGCATCAAGTCGCGAGGGCGGAGTCCATGGCTTACGACGCGCATTCTTTGAGCGAGATTCGGCCTCGCGAGTCGTGCGATTGATTGCGGGAATCGGAATGTCGTTCATGGTACTTACTCCTTCACGTACTTGGCGTATTCCTCAAGCGGAACGCCCAGTTTCTTGGCAATCGCCACCTGACTAGGGGACAGGCGGACAGTGCGGCGTGCATTGGAAATTCCGGAAGACCGGGAAGCAGGGGCCACAGCCTGCACGTTTCGCTGTGGTCTGTTCTGTGTGGGCGCATTATCTTGAAACTTTTGAGGAAAAGTCTCGCGAATTCTGCGATCTAGTTCATGGTAATACTCGTCTGAACTGGCGTCAAACCCCTCAGCTTGAATAAGCTGCTTGTGGATGCCCCAAGCGGCATGGGTCATTGCTGTATCCCGGCCGTACCAGGGATTACGCTCGGCCCAATCTTCTACTCGCGGATCAATTTGCCTCGGCTGCTGTTGATAAGCCGGAGCCTGGGCGGCAGCCGCCTGTTGGGCCGCAAGCTGCTGCGCGTAAGCCTGTTGCTGGACAGTCTGGGCTTGAATAGAACTTTGCTCATTAGTGAGCATCGTCAACCGCTTCATCGCCTCAGTTTCAGTATCTACGTCGCCCTCTTCACGGGCCTTGCGGATAATCTGCTTGAGTGCAACCTCTTGGGTTTCGATTCGGCTCTGTGCCTCAACAACGCGCTGCTGGTCGCTGTTCAGGTACTGGTGCTCAAGCTGCTGCGCACGTGCCTGCACGTTGCGTGCGTACTCCAAGGCGGCCTGTTCCCGACGCTGGGTCTCACGCAGGCGGGCAGTCAGCTTGTCAATTCGTTTCTTGACGTTTTCGCTGTAATCGTCCACTTCGCTGCGGTGGTCTGCAGAACCTTCTGCGCCTGCGGAAGTAGCGACCGCTGGCGGCTGCTCCCGTCCGAGTACCTCGGCTTTACCGTCTTCGCCAATCTGGACGGCAGCGGGCTGCTCGTCTTCACCAATCTTAAACTCCATCTCAGTCTGGTCACTCACATTGCTCTCCTTACATGTGCAGGACGTCTTCAGGGTCGTTAACCACCCCAAGGACTTCGTCATCGTTAATCAAGCGAATCTCGCCGCCATCAATAGGAATGCGAGCCCCAGCGTACCTGCCGAAGATGATCCAATCCCCTTCCTTGCACCACGGCCCGGACGGGAACTTGCCCTCATCGGCATACGCCAGATCGCCCATGCGCAAGACGTATCCGCACACAGTGCCCAACTGGGTTTTGCGCTGAGTCTCCTCAGCCAAAACAATGCCGCCTTTGGTTTTCTCTGCCCCTCTGTACGGCAGGATGGCCATGCGCCAGCCCGTCGGCTTGGGGATCGTATTAAGCACGGATTCGTGCAGCTTCTCGGGGTCAAAGCCTTTTTCCGTGTAAGCGTCTTCCAAGACAGGCCGTTTATTGGCCGCCTCATCCGCCCACTTACGCTCCAAAGCCGTCATTGCAGTGGTTTCCATAGGTCCTTTCAGGTTAGAAGTCGTCATCCCCAGACGCTTTCTTTAAAAGCTCTTTCACGGACTCTTCGACCAAGCTAAAACCCTCAAGGCGTCCCATCATGAAGCGATAACGCTCCATGTCGGCAATACCTCCGCTCAGCACAATCTCTTGCGCCTGCTGACGATGCTTTCTGATTTCTTTCAGAACCGCTTCCGCAAATTCGAGCATGGTTATTCCATGAAAGCAGTCGGTTGACGCACCGACTGAAGCGTTGGGTGTTATCAGTATACCTTCACAGGTCTATTGCCGTCCTTCTTTTTGACGATCATAGCAGGGCCTTGAACCTTTCCACCCTTGGACATGCCTTTGGTCTTACCTGCCTTGTCATAAGCAATGGCCGCAGCCTGCTTTACGGCCGCCTGCTTGCTTTTAGGTTTGCTGGTGCCAATCGAGCCCGATTCCTTATACCCACGGACCATCTCTCCGATGTTGGAGCTAATGGTCTTTTGGCTGGATCCCTTTTTAAGCGGCATTGCGACCTCCACGAGGTAGTTGTTGAACCTTGTTTGCCTGCAGCGCAAGTTTTTGCTGGTCAATCGTATTGCGCTGCTGCAGCTTTTGCTGCTCCAACTGCAAACGCTGCTGGTCAATCTGATTAGATGCCTGATCAGCCTGGGCACGCTGCTGAAGCTCCTGCTGCTTAAGCGCAACAATCGGATCCTCGCCACCACCGCCCATCAATTGATCCTGTATGTCCCGCACGTCCTTCATGTACTGGGCAATACGAAGGGCAACCATGCCTTCCTTCTGAATTGCCGAGATCATGCGGTCAGGATCAACCCCATAGGCCTTAAACAAATCGGCTTCCACGTCCTCTTCCGCCTTGATCCGCACATGGTCAAGGATGTGCCGCTGCAAAGTCATCGCAGCCATCGGATTAGCCTGCAGAATGGGTGAAAGACCCATCATCAGGTGCGTAACGATGTGCGCATCATGCTGCTGGCCCGCGAACGCCTTAAGCTGCATGTTATTCAACACGTCAGCGTTCTCGGACGCCGGGTCACGGGGCATCTGCGTGTTCTGCGGCAGCAAAATCCCGTCGATATCCCGCACATTCAGCGCTGCGTACACCCTGTAGTAGGCCTCATACATGTTGTGCATGTTAGGAGCCGTCTGGGCCATCTGAAGCTGCATCTGGGCAAGCTGAATACGCTGCGCAGTGCTGAAAATGTTGGGGTCGGCAACCGGCAACACTGACACCATCTCGTTGAAGTCCGCGCGCTTGACCTTGCGGCTCGCCCCAGGGACTTCATACGGGTACTCGTCGGGCAGGAAGATGCCAAAGCCCTCGAACAGCAGCCGGAACTCCAGCGTCTGCGCATAATGCAGGCGCTTGTGGATGCTCGACATCACCATCGAGCCCCGCTCCAGCAGCGCCAGAGTCGTTCCGACCTGTGCGTACTGGTTTCCGTCCCCAACCTGCATGTCCGCAGTGCTGGAAAGGCGCTTTCCAGCGTCTACCAGGAAACCCAGCAGCCCCATGAGCACCTGACTGGGCTCTTTGTATGGCAAAGGCAGCAGAGATGCCGAAATCTCCGCTCCACCGACGTCAATATCGCGCCATTCCCCAGGCTGGATCGGCGTCGAGTCATCCGCAATACGCGCACCCTTGGCCTTGAAGCCTGCGGGAAGGTTCGCCAGCGTTCCAGAGTCAATCAACTGCCGCAAAGCACTGGTCGCACCCTTCGAGAGGCCGCCAATCAAGTGAACAAAGCCCAATCCGTACGCGCCAGGGCCCTCCACCAGCACGTAATGCACGAAATAATTGCGACGGACCTTCAGTTTGCTGTTTTCGCGCCAGTTTCGACGGATTCCAACGACCTGAAGCGTGTCTTCGGCCATCGTAACGACGTACGGA